CTATATAACACATTGAATATTGGTGCATTTATGTGTTGTATTACAGATAAATAGTATTCCCATCCTAGATCATGATTCTCCAGGCCCCTTCTTCTTGGCTTTTCCCCCCGTTTCTACGGTATCTGTAGAGCACTGTACGGCATTCTGGGAGGGATTCAGGATAGATAGGTCTAAGGGTACAGGGTCAATTCCAGAATGCTGTACAGGATGTTGTACGGGATTCTGTAGGCCCAAATAAGATACCGCGAATGTTTGTGCAAACATGCTGGAATCTGCTGTATACACCATACATCTGCTTAAATCAGCCTGTGAAACGGTCAGAGGCGTTACCTGAACAGGATGATTACCTGGTAGAAAGCCAATGGCCATTACCTGAGAAGGCCTTTCCAAAGAATTTGGCATGGGAGGTATACAACCTATCAGATAAATGAACTGTACCTTGTCATTCAGTGGGACATTTCCAGCATCTTGCCAGAGTACCCCCTGAAAATCAAATTTGGTACTGGCATCAGCAGCATCTCTACGTAATCTCCATACCTGCCCTTGTACATTTAATTCTAGTTTCGGCTGAAATCCCTGAAACTGCGTAATACCCAGGCCCTGTTGAAATAGATTCTGTATACTAGGGGGTATTTGTTGTGGGGGTGGATTCATAACACCCATAGAAGGCATATAATGAGGAGCTTGCATAGACCAATTTAATTCCTGTTTATTCTAAAAGCTGCCCATAAGGCAGCCGTTATTGTACTACTTATACCTTTACCTGTGCATAGTGTCGATACCCATTAAAGCAGCAGCCGCTATATCTTCCAACTCATGCTGTATTTTGATGGCATCCCCTTCTTTTATGGCATCAATTAATTCAGTGTATTCCATGCGTACTGCATTTATGTATGGGTTTTTCTCATCGTGAAAACGTTTCCATGAAGCAGGTGGATTCATGGTTTTGTACATAACCCCCCGCAAATGCGGATTAATTTCATAATCTGTATCACCTTCCGTTTCTGCACCGCCGTTACCTTCTTTATGATGTATAAAGATATCTTTAGTACTGTTTTTATTTATATCTACATATTTTTCAATGCGCTTTTCAACCTCGGCCTGAACAACTTTATCAATGTATTGATATACCTCTGCATTTATATTGATATCATGCTTTATATGATGCTCAGTTATCATATCTTTTCCGTTGTTTCCTGAATAAATAGGCTGTACGGGATGTGCAGGGAGATAACCCGGATATTCTGGACGGGGTTTATCTTTATTGCGTTTATAAACTAATAGCATATTATCACCTTATTTACCGTAAAATCCATCATTATGCATCAGTACAGCAACACGGGTAATACTCCGTGTTGCTGTACAATTGTTAAATGGTGGTTAAGCAGTGGCTGGTACAGCACCATTAGCGGGGATAATGTTATGACACGTACGCAGGCAACTATTTACTGGGATATGACTTACAATGGTATTAACGGCATTGTTCAGCTTGAAATCAAAGGCTGCTGCCTGTGCTGCCAGGGCATTCGCAGTAAACACCTCAGATTTTAGTGCTGCATTGCTGGCTTTGGAATCGCACAGCTCTGATTGCAGTTGTTGGATTTGATATTGTGTCTGTAGTGCACGTGTAGCGGCACCTTCATTGGCAATAGAGCGTTCGATACTACATGCACTTTGAGCACATTGTGCAGACAGTGAATTAAATCCTTGATTAGTAACTGCGATATTAGCCGCTGTTCCTGCTGTGACAGCTTGGGTGATGCCTGCAAAGCCTGAGCAGAGACTGTTTTGGATACCAGATGCTGCATTGGCTAATGCCAGATTGGTTGCACCATTACCCTGGATAGTTGCAAGGCCCAGATTATTGATCTGCTGAGTCAGCGTATCGAAACTGGTATTGATGTTATTAGCCATGGTAGTCATTAATGCAGTATCTGCTACAGCAGCACTTGCCGCTACAGGGGCCCCACAACCTCCCCAACCTCCCCAACCACGACTAAATGCCGATCCAATCAGACCGCCAATCGCGCCACCGATACCGGCAGCACCACCTGCACCCATTCCAGAATTAACAGGGAGAAGAGTCATGTCGTTCATATATTTTCCTTTATTCAAGAAACATAGTTAAATACGGTATAAGACTTGAAAGTCTTTAGAAGGGAGGATTATATCCTTTCAAACCTCACCAGGACGTATATACAGGTATACGGTGGTTACCATGTACATCCGTCTTTATAGTGCCCTGTCCTTTCGACACGTTTCCCGGCATTCTAAGTTGACTTAAATGCCGGGAAAATCCCACACATGTAATTACACTATTTGTTGCCAATCTTCTGTTAGTATATCCGTTTGTGATGCCATCCATGGAACGTAATGATCATCTACAGTTTTAATGTAGATGTATGGAAGCGTCATTTTATTACTTTCATCAGTGGGCTGTAATTTTAGATACATGTTTTTTCCATTCCAGCCTTGGCGGGTGACCATACCACCTTCTTTTAATATCTCTATAGCCTGACCAAAATGCATACTCATAATTATACCTTAGTAGTTACGTAGTTTGTACTAAATCGCCCAGAAATCGCATGAAGTCTACTATGGTAGCTTCTTCCATACTGAAAAACAAGCCTACTCCTATCGCCAGGAACAAGTACAATATACGTAATAGTATTGGTATACTTTTATAAAAGACATTCAATAACATTTTCTTCCTTGTGTATTCAATTCCTGTAACTATAGGGTTTCCATAAGTGGCTTCCTGTTCCTCTTTATGGGCATTTAATACTTCCTTTATTTCCGCGTGTAATTCCTCTTTGGTGATATACCTTGATTTTCTCTTTCGTCCACGTGATCGCATTTTCAAGCTGCTTACCTCTTTATTTTCCTTGCACCATTGAAATGTTTAAATATATGTAGTCTACTCGTGATACCTTTTGACTTTTGAGGAGTACGGCGCCGTGCGTACTCTGGTATGCCCGTGGGATTATCCAGCCATTCCTGTAATTTTGATTCTCTGACCTTTTCCGCGGCGGTTTTTTCATCTTCTATAAGGTATATGGATAGTTCGTGTATTAACATTGCGATAGCATCTATTCTGTCATCCTTGTCTATACTACCTTTGTCGTAAGTGATATCTTGTGCCTGTGAAAATGCACTGTATAGCCATCTACGATTACTAGGGTATGTAAGACATGAATTATAGTCGTCATCTAACGCCCTGGTATGTAATACCAGACGGTGTCTTCGTGTTACAGGGCTTATTGTATCAATGATGCGACGCTCCTTATTCTGTGTATTATATATACCTCTTACACCTATATGCCTTAAATTACGTTCCTCCAAGGCATTTTGGAACAAGGCCTCTACAGTACCGTGCCCCATGTTCCGTTCAATCACTAAATCCATCACGTCGAATTCTAGTGCAAGGTTTATAATGGCATTCATATTTTCCTTGGTAGTTCCACCAGGAAACCCTCCCGTACTGAACAGATGTATGTACGCACTGGCACTGCCCCCTACAGCATAGGATATTTCATCCCCTCCGGCTCCAGAGGGGTCTACTACCATGACTTTATGCTTGTAAGGAATAAAATCCGTTCCTATAATAGCCGGATTATACATGGTGGTTGTTATTCCACCATGGTTTTTTGCCTCGTAGGAAATAAATCTCCTGTCATTTGTCCATGAAAAGGTGCTGGGGGCATTATTGGTATCTCCTGAATACACAATGAAATCCCTTAGTTTTATGCGTGTTCTAAGCTCATCTGAAAGAGATGTATCCAGCATGTACTGTAATGTAAACCATTCTATACCGGGTCTTTCCTGGTCATTTAGTTCTTCATTAGTGTAACGTTCTGGATCTGTTGTAGTACCCATTGTACCATCTAAACCAAAGCCCGTCCTGGCGGCTCCGTTTTTAATCATGTTCAAAATATAGGGGGCCAGACTGTCGCCGTACTTGTCAATACTCTCCTCAGATGGTATTCTTCCTGGCCATATACGGACAGTATAACCTTCCCCTGGTAACGTGTTATAAATACTGTCCTTACCATACGGCGTTCCAAGGTATAAAATCTGTCCATGGTCACATAAGGCAGAAAAGTTCCTTGTAAACATTTTAGTTTGTTGTCGTAGTGTGTGTGTACTACAGTTTTGAATATCTTCTATATCATCGGCAATCAATAAATCTACACGACTACCTGATTGAGCGCCTTTTAGACCTGAACAGGATATACTGGGAGATCTGTCTTTCCCCTTCAGAGATATATTGATATCATAGTGTTTGAAGCCATGACGATCCCCAACTGAAGTATCCGCCCTCATAAAACATAACAGATGCCAGCTCGTTATCATCTTAACAATTAAATATGCCGTATCGGCGGCTTGCTGTTCTGCTTTCGATACAATCATTACACGGCAGGACGGATGTTGAATTACTTTCCAGATACACAATGCGACAGATAAAAATGTTTTGCCTTCTGCTCTTGGGGCCATTACCATCTTATAACGTAATGGCACAGCCATAAATTTAGCGATATCCATTTGCATATCAGTCATTTGAAATCCCAAATGCCTCATAGCAATATAGGCAAAATCTTCAAATTTATGAAAAGTGGCAGCCAGCATAAGGGAATATTCTTCACGGTATTCTGCTTTAATATCGTTTGGATGTGTTTCCATTTCATGTAAATGGCGTCCCAGTACTCGCAGTCGTTCTAATGTTGTATTATCCAGCATAATTTATAATATTATTGTTATAGTATTGTTATAATATATATTGTAAATCTATATCATCATCTGGTGTAGTGCCTTTTATTATTAGGGCCTTTCTTCTAGATTCCCGCATCCTGTCAAGTTCTTCCAATCCCCCAAAACTACGTCGTAAATCCTGCATGCTTATATCATCTACCTCGGCGGAAATACCATTGTGTTTTAAAAATTGCACTATAACGGATTTATCCGCAGCCGTCATAGGTACTTGATTGTCTATGGATGCATGCATTTCCGATAATAGCATATCCGTGAAAGTTGCATGTAATTCCGCTAGTTTACTACGTTTCGCAGGTTTCATTAATTACCCCTCTGTATTATCAGTCTTAATTTGCGTATCTGCCTTTGCATTGTATGTATTCTTCTTTTTTCGCTTTTTGGAAGTTTTAAAAAAGTCCACTGCAAAAGGTATACGCAGCATTTTAACCGCTGTGGATACATCCCCAGGAGTATTAAATCCTATTGTAATTTTATTACTGTCGTTTAATGTACCTACAATACCATAAATAAGCTGCATGGTACCACCTGCCCAACGTCTGGATAAAACTACCTTTCTACCACCTATTGAAGGGAGTACAACTCCCTCATCATATTGAATATTATCCTGGTCTACAATTATGTAAATCAGTCTGCCGGGTAAGTCTAGAGATGTTGTTATGGTTACTTCCTGACCTGTGGCGGGGATCGCATAAGATGCAAAATCCCCATCCCCCAGGAAACTATTTAATGCATCCCACATATAACCCATATCGTTATACATATTGAACAGACCTTGGGATAGAGAATCATCCCCGAATATGTTCTCGTACGCAAAACCAAATATATCTCCGTCATAAGTTATGGCTGCCCCCTGGTTTATAGGGGTATTGGGTTTTATGAATTGTAATGCCCCATCAGATGGCCGTACACGAACGCCAGTTTTAAAATTCCCTTCAATCATGGCAGGACCTAGGTTACCGTTTGAGATATCACGTAATGCACCTACAACATTATCACCGTAAATAGAATTGAACTGTAGTTTCGAATGCCATAAATACCCATCTGTATTAATATTATCGGAATTCAGTAACTTCACACTGTTTTTACTGATATTAGAGAATTCCTCCAGAGATATTTCATATAATTTAACCTGATTCTGTAATCCAGTTATACGGTCATTGTGTGCCGTTATATTACTCGTATTAGCCGCTATATTGTTTGTATTAGTGCTAATATCTAGGCTGTTGTTTACAACCTGAGTTGTTAATGCGCTTATATCTGACTCTGTTTTTGTAACCCGCACGTCTACTGCCGCTATATCAATAACGGCCTGATTTGCCCAATCTCGAGACTTGTTAGCCCATGACTCCGCTTCTGTTGCATATGTTTTTGCACTGTCTTCGGCAGCTTCTGCCCGGACTGCATGTATTTCTGCTTGGGTGGCGGAAGCTGTTGCATTGTTGGCGGCACTTTCTGCCCTGATCACATAATCCAATACATCCACATTCCTGGAATTGAAGTATTCTAAATTTACAGAATCGCCTGGATTTATAGGTGCGCCTAAATTCATTATTTTATAACGGTGCATATCCAGGTCAGTGTATAAATCCGAAAATGTACCCGTTTCAGAGTATTCTTGTGATATGAATAATGACTGTTTAAAAGACTCGTCTAATTGTTTAAAATCAAATGGACTTCCAGGCATGTATTGATGTATTAGTTTACTTATATCCGTTTTGCGTTGCAGGATAACTTCTACGCCGTTTTGGATGGGGGTTGTAAAGTTTATAGCTATTTTGCCATCCCAGACATAATTAATACCTTCTACAAGTATGTTCCCCTGACTTGCAACCTGTATATCTGAAGTACGAAAAAAATCTATCCCTAGTACTATCCTTGTCAAAGTACCATCAGATACTACGGATTGTCTTGAGTACATATCGTTAATCTCCCATATGATTAATTAATATTCTGGTGGCAGGTAATGATGATAATCCAGGTACTATTTTTAATGCATCCTGGAGATCACTTTCTCCTTGTGCGGCTTTATTAATTACATCCCAGGTTGCTATGGCAGCAGATAAAGGTACCATGTCTATCTTTGGAGTATCTCCCTGTGCTACCCATCCTAAAGGTGGCCCCCATAATCCGAGTATACTAGAACTCGTCACGGCCTCTGTAATAAGTTTCTTGCTGGATAATTCCTTATCATCCATAGCAGCCTTGGCTGCTACAATAAGTATGTTAAATGGTAGTTGGTATGCCATTAAAGCAGCAAGCGATCCATAATTACCCGTTCGAATTGCCCTGGCTCCTACCTTTTCAGTAGATGCCACGGTGTAGCGTAAATAACCCACCATGAGTTTTCCCGACTGTGTGAACTCAATGGCATGTGGAAGCTCACCCGTTTTTATGAAGGGTACCAAATAATCCATCTGTTTTTGGGCGGCATTTTGTAACGATATTTGCGTACGATAGCCCCAGGAACGATTTTCTACCGTAGATGCTATCATGTCAGATATCTCATCATCACTCATACCGTAATCCATGAATCTTTTTTTAACTTGTGCGAAATTATTCCCTGCACCCTTTGTTAACGTCATGATATCATTATGAATGATATTAGCCACTAAGGTTGCAGAACGTGTATGTACAAACCGCATCAGGTTTGTAACCATGGTAAGTCCTGCGCCTGCTCGCATCAAATTGGAAAATAGTCTGGAACCTGTCATGTCAGTAGCAAGTCGAGCATTTTTATGCAGCCACTGGTATTTTGTACCATAAAGCGTGTTTCTAAGCATACTGTAAACATCTGCCGCTTGTTCTGGACTATTTCTTAGTACCTTTGCAGTCTGATCCATAAGTCCACCCATAGTCATGTCCTTAAGTATTCTGGCCACTCCATGTTCCTGGGCAGCTAAAACGATATCAGTAATCGACCATAAACCCGCATTTTTTAATTGTGTAGCATTAGCAAGGTTCCCGAAACCTACCAGTAAATGCGAGTCTATTTGTTGTAATGTAGAAAATCCTAATAATGAGTCTATTGCATCTTCCTGGTGAGCAGCCCACTTACGGGTATCCATTATCTGGCTTTTGTGTATGATTTCCACACCCGCACTTACCATTCTTTGTAATTCCGCCCCCTTTATACCCGCTTCATGGAGGGCTAATCTACCAGCCATACTGTTGTTGTACCCCTCCATACCCGCTATGATATCTGTTCGATGTAAGTCTATTAACCTGATGGTCTGGGGTACCCCTGCATCATTTGTTACTGTATATTCCTTGAATACGTCAAAATTTATACGTTTTTGTAGTTGTCCAGGTTTGGCAGTGCTTTCTACCACAGGCTTATGTATATTCATGAATACCATAGCATTTTCTTCGCTTATACCAGAATCAATCATGGCCTCCATGAGTTCGTCATGAGTCATACCTGGAAGTACACTCTGGTATTTGGCGGTGATGGTTTTCGGCCTGTTATCCATACTTCTATCCCACATAGTAGCCGCTATTCTTTTAATGGTAAGTGTATCCATACTAGGGAATACGTCAGAAAACGCCTGTTCTAATGTACTGCGCACGGCTTTTTCCCCGTAGTCATTGAATCTGTCTGGGCTATATTTTCTGGGAAAGTAATAAGGACTTGCGCCGAAATCCTCTTCTTTTATGTATCCCGCTTTTATGATTCTGTTACGCCAGTTATTGGCAAAGCCCGAGTTCACGTAAAGGTTAACCAGGTTTTCATATTTTGGGGATACTGTGTAAGGAGTACCGTTTTTAAATGCCTCATGTGCCCTGGTTAATTCTTGATAAAACCCAGTGGACACTCGTTCATACGTTAATGTCCATTCCTTGGTACCTAGTACATTCTGGGTAAGTGCACGCATTCCCCCGCCCATTTCTTTACGAACTTCTTTGAGCATGGCATCATGTATATCCTGTACAGGTTTCGCGAATTCCTGTTTTATTGTGCGTTTTCGTTCAAACGCGGAGTGGCCTGGTTTCCCGTGACCGGCCACTCCTCCGTACAGTATTTCAGCGAGTTTTGGGTTCCCCGCCTCGGTCTCTTTTCTAAGCGACCACATAAAGGCAGGAAATCTTTTTGTCACATTTTCAAGAAGGGCATTTGACCGTGAAATGGGATCCCTTATAATATCCCCCTTTATTTGCATGCCTGCTTCTTTAGCCATATCCTCAAAAGTACCACTGAGAAAACCGTCACTGTCCCTGAGTTTGTAGTTATGTTCCATAAGTTCCATCAGGTTATTTTCCAAATCGTCTAAAACAGATACTTTTAGTCCTTTAGTCATGCCTAACAAATCGAGTATTTTTCTTATAATATCTTGAAAAATGTTATTTTTATCCGTTATACTGGGTATTGTTTTCAATGTTTGAATGTATTCCGGATGGTTAGCCAATCCTGCTAGCATTTCACTGGCATCAGATACCTGATAGGTTTGTTTCGGAAAGTAAGGTTTCACGTATGCATGTATTTCATCTAGTTCTTTTACAGCCTGTACCGCACGTTTATCTGTGATTACGCCATTTCTGACCCCTGTAATGAGCGCTTCTGTATTGGCATGTATAAGTTCATGAACGTATGTTCCTGCTATGTCTGGCTTACTCATCATTCGGGTTAGAACTGACTCAATAGAATCACCTGTTTTTATCTGATCGCTTATATTTTCCTTGCTAAACAAGATAATTTTACTCGCATAAGAACCCCCTTTATTACCTCCGTATACCAACCCACCTGCCAGTTTCACATCTGTTCTACCAGCAATGTCTGCAACTCCCATAGTGTGTAGTTCCACTGGTATTTTGCCATGACTGTAACCATCCATGGACTTGATGAGGATCTTTATTTTTCCCGGTACATACGGATTATTTAATAAATGGTACCTCATTGTACCTGTACTTATTTTGACTAACCCTGTATTGGTAACCCAAGAGTTCAGCTCTTCCCTAATTTCCGCTCGTGTCATGGTGATATCTTTTGTGGATGGTCTTGTTAAAACTACTTCATCTAGATTAGCAAATGCTTGCGGCCTGGCATTCCTTTCTGCTTGTACTGCTACCTGACTGTCCGCATCTCTAACTGGGGTATCTAGCGCCTCTTCTGTTAAATCATTAGTAATGTCATTTGCTTTTGCAGATTGTGTTTTAGTATGTAGTTCTGCCGCATCATCATAACTATTTGTGGTGCTGTTACGTAATGATTTAGCTGCATACAGTTTGTTCAACGGTCTATAAACATCTATGTAAGCGCCTAACATGGCACCACCAACCCCTAACGCCGCCATACCATCCCCTATAGAGATATCATCAGCTGCGTATAAACTTGCACCCATATCAAGCGCATACGCAGCTGCCTTGCCAGCTAAAGCAGCTGACTGTCCTATACGAGTTATATCCCCCCCATGACTCAGGGCTGTAGCTACCGCTCTGGCAGTGCTTCCAAATGCTGCCCCACTGGCATAAGGGGCTAACATCATGGGTACAACATCTCCTAATATCTGAGTACTTATTCCAAACCAGGGATTGGCTGCAATCTGTAGTTTTCGTTGTCGGCTATTAAGTACTTCCTGTTTTTTATGGGCGTATTCTTCCAGACTGTTTGAGGATTTTAGATATTTAAGCTCTTCATTATCGTATTGGAGTACTCTTAAGGTGTGGTCAGAAACCATGATATCCCGCACCTTGAAATGCGGATCGTCCACGAAATCAGGATATGTTGCCTTCCTAAATATAGCTTCCAGTACAGTTTCCCCCCATCCTGCCCGAATGGATTCCATTTTGGTAGGGTAAGGAGTCTTTAAGGATAGAATACCTTCTGCCCGTTCGTGACTAAACGTATCGTATATTACGTTCGCTCCCTGGGTAGTTGTAGTACCTTGAAATAGCGTATCTACATCAGTGTCATCTATTTCTGGTATTTTCACAGGTACATTTTTAAATTCGGGTCTGAATTCATTCATTTTAAATAACAATAACTCCGTATATGTTTATTGTGTATCTAATGCAGTATTCTGTATTTTATCTGAGATATCTGTAGCAGTTCTCTGCGCATAATAATTGACTAAATTAGCCAATCGTTTATCAGCCCCCCAGGCACTCAGGCTGTTCTCTATAGCCTGTTTACGTCGGGATTGAGATTCCTTATAAGTTGGTAAGGTATGGAGTGAATCCATTAGAAGGCTATAAGCTATATAATTACTGTCTTTATATGCCTTCATGATAGATAAAATACCATCTAACCCTTTAAATCCACCATGATAAGCTGCATCCAAAACAGCGTACATGTTGTTGTCATCCAGTTCGATACCGTATTCTTTCGCTTTTTTCCTCGCTGCGGGCACATACTTAGACTCTAAAATCTCCCGTAACATATCAATTGCATCATTCACAGATATAGATTCCGGAAGGGGTATACCAGATGTACTACTGAAACCAAATCCTACTGTATCATTACCCTTATGTGTACTACTCCTGATTCCCTTAAATCCTTCGAATTCCATAAACTTGCTCATGATATCACCAAATACCACGGGATCCATTTTTACCGAATTACTACCAGATACACTTGTACTTATATTTCTTTTATTATTCACGTCTGTAAAAGTTACAGGGGTTAAACCCGCGAATTTACTTCCATCTTTCATAGTTTTTCCTATGTGTTTCTCAGAGTTTATTTGGGCTATTTCCAGTAGCGCTTCAAAGTTTATGGGTACCTGTTTAGGATCCATCTCCCCCTTACGAAACACTAATGCTGTTAACATACCGCCTCTATACCCTCCAACGGGGGTGGAGAATTCTATACTGTCTATACTATCTGCATGTACTTGCCCCACTATGTATTTTTCTATGCCCTTATTCAAGGTATCCCAAAGTATATCCTGAGAACCTTGATAACCACTTTTAAAATTATCGATAGTAACACCTGGTGCTAGGTACGTAACCAAACTTTTACCCAACACATTGAATGATAGTCTGGAAGAATCTACAGCGTAGTTGATTGTATTTATAACAGTTTCTTCCGTATTCATTAATGCCTCGGGATTGTTATTCCGTAAATATGTAAAATGGGCATTTATTGCTTTCAGTCTCTCATTTCTTTGCGTTTTAGCTTCCGCTCCGAATGCTAACCAATCTATTCCTGGGTTTATGAATCTGTCAGTCAATTTATCCTTCATCTTTTCGGGTAGTTTATCTGGTATGCTGGAATAAATATCCATGGCCTGATTTTGCATTACCCTGCTTACGTTTTTGAGTAGATCCCCGCCAAGGTTATTACCTTCAGATACAGCTACCTGTCGGAATGCTGCTGCAATTGTCACAGGTAATCCAGACAGTAGCTGTTGCTGTCCCATAGGATTATTTTTTTCCTGTTTATATAAAGTAATTGCTGCATCCATTATAGAGATGGCATTACTGTCATAAACACCGTCCTTTGCTAGCAGATCGAGATTGTTCATAGATGTGGATACCATTTCTCCCATCTGTTTCAATGCCATATCCATAATTATAGGATCTCTTGAGTTTTGCGCCCATGTGTACAAACCCATACTACCTTGCAGTGTCTTTGGAAACATGTTCCTAATGGTGGATTTCAATGACTCTTCAGAGGCCCCAGAAGATGCTCCAAGTATAGTATGGAAGCTGGCACCATATTTTATACCCTGTTCCAAAGCATTATGAGACGTGGTAGAGGATTGTATCTTTTTTAGTTGTTTATAAGCGCTAGTGGCAGTACCCGCGCTTATACGCATACTGTTAACCCCCGTTTCCAGGGTGTTCATTAACGAGTGTATTGCGTTTTTACGTTCTGTTGTATCAGAGACATCCTGTATATCATCTATTGCTCCGAGTACCTGGAATGTACTTGCTGCCTGATTGCGCAGTGCAGCCTGCTTATAATTGGCGACCATGCTTTTCTGCATATCCAGAGAGGCCATAGGCCCCATAACATCGTTAGTTATTTGTATCGCATGGTTTATCATTTCCAGATTATTCGTCGTGGTAGCTGCCGTAACAAATTGCAATAGTTTAGAGTTCTTATCCTTATCACTCATGAATTCAGAATGTTGTATTGCCTCAAGACCATGAGTAAATTCCATGGTTGCTGCGGGTATTTCCCCCGATTCGAAATTCTGTACAAATGCATTAATCAATCCATTTAAGCGTTTATCCTGCTCTGCATTTGCCTTTCCTATCGCCATTTGGGCAGATTGTTTCTGGAATATCTGACGACTGTTTAATGCTGTCTGATGCAGTTCCTGTAATATATTTTTCCGTGTTTTATCTGATAAAAATGGGGTGTACTTACTCAGAGCGGATGATGTATATGCATTCAGATTAGACACCTGCTCATCGTACTGCTCGTGATTTATACCTTCAGAGGCTGATTTTTTTATCAATACAGCCAATTTGTCACGATGTTCAGCCATATAATAATCCTTGGCGGCTGAAATATACCCCTCACCATAAGCATGTCTGAAAAATACGTTCTGCTTTTGCATCATAGCGTTTGTTTTTTCTAGTGCATTACTGGTATTAACTGCATCCATTGCCCCCTGTAATGCAAACTTATCCTTAAGTTCTTGAATAGACTCTTTCACATGTGGGCTTATAGTATCCAGAAATGATTCAATGACAGAGGTTCTGCTGGATTGTGTAGACGTATTTATCGGTTGTAATCGTGGGGTTGGAGTTCCCACCATCAAAGATATGTCAGGAGATCCTAATTGTAATGGCATAATACGTTCCTTAATGACATCCTGAAAGGATATTTAAAATAAATGACTTTTGTATGACTTAACACCAAGATCGTATTTAGACGTGTAATTAGCTGCACTGTACGGAGTATACGTGTTTTTCCCCAGAGGGGCACTCCCCTCTGTACTAGTCCTGGGAGCAAATACCTTCGAACCTATACTGAGACCTGCTCCCAGAACGTTCCCCAAAGCACTACCTATCGCTCTGCCTTCCAGAGGCGCGTACTGTGAATAAACGTCAGATGCATTTTGGAAACTGTATTCAGTCTCTTTTGTCATTTTGTTAAGCATTAATAAACGACCTTCCGACTGTAATTCTGCTTGTTGTACAGCACTACCAACAGCACGTTGCGTTTTGATTGCCAACGTACTGGCAGCATCCGATGCACTTGCCCCCACAACATCACGTACAGCCAGAGAATGTGTCAATTCCGATGAGGCTTGTCGTTCCTGTGCATTAATATTGAATAATGCCGCGGATGTTCTTGTGTTATCTAACATCCGTTGTAAATTCAATTGATTAACTTGTTCTAACAGCATCATTTGGTTCTTTTTATTAAATTCCGCAATAGCCTTGTATTGTGCTTTCTGTGCTTCATAAACGTCTTTTTGTTTAGATGCACCTTGGAATAATCCTAAAGCACCACCTATACTGGCCCCTATCAAAGCCCCCCAGGGATTATCCTTGGAAAACCCTATACCCGCTCCTAAAGCTGCACCACTAAACAATCCAGAAGCTGCTAGTACAGACATGTGTTATTACCTCTATAACGGTGTATCGTTATCATATTCTTCTACGTGCCTGGTTATGTCTTATAACGTATTCGACATCTATAATATTCATTTCCTGAATTCCTGATGTTTTCATTATAAAGTCAGTTGTATTTGAATACGTTCTACAAGGTATAACAACCTTGCCTTCTGAAAACAACGTGGATTTTCCAGGGCTTAATTCGCAACTGTTCATAAGTAAAGCCGTATACATACCCTCTGTATTGACACCCGTGATTTTGTCATGTACTAGGACATCGAACTTTCCAGACTCTTGTAATGTAATTTCATACCTGACAAGTTTTGTGTTGGATGTACCTATAACATCTCCATTTCTATCTCGCATCATGGGAGATGTCGGGGAAATCATAGAATCGTATCTTAAACCTAGATAGACATCACCGTCTGTGACACCGTCCACAGTTTGCAGGGTAGTACCCATATCCGATATGTTTGAGATCCCTATTTCCTCCCCTGCCATAGGCCCATTGGAGCGGGTTAGCACCAGGTATTCTGGATTGTTTAGTGCAAAGTATACTAATTGTGTTGGTACTGTAACTTTACCATTTAACAACTGTATAGGATCTTTATGATACCCATCCATAAAAGGGTATTTATTTCCTTGTGGATCTAAATTAGTTCCCCTTATATCTATACTGAATAGACTGGCTAATGTTTTATTATCCGATACTGTTTCTCCTATTATATATAGAGTATTTCTGCCAAAATAAATAAAGCCAATTTTAAATTTAAACTTCCAAGAATGCCATGCAGATTGCACTTTACCATCGACATTAAATTGGTATTCATGTATAAACAGCATGGTATTATCCCCATACACACTACCTACTACCATGTTAGTGTTAGTACTGCTTCGCATGAGTTTTATTTTTTGGGGTAAGTACGTTGGAATATGTATCGTACTATCCTGTGATATGTATTGAGATGCTGTGTATTGTGAGGGGATAAGTTCCAGTACCCCCCCGAAATTAACACTTCTGTACATGGCGTACAGAAGTGTTTGACCCGTTTCCACAGGCGTTACGAAAGAATCACACAATTGTGTAGATGTTAACAGTACAGACGCATTTTTAGACGTTATAGCCCCTGTAATAGAAGGGATAACAGCTTGCACATTATCCCCAATCAATACCAGATCCTTGTTGAACTGTACCGCTCTACGGAATACGCTGTTCTGGATACTACCTGCCCCGATATCTATTCTGTCAGAATCTAATAATTCTGTTACAGTACTTCTGTAAAAACGTGTTGGGTGTCCCGCGGCACTCATACACACAGAGCTACCACTGAGCAGTACTAACCTGCCTTGATAAGACGCTATACCACTAATACGAGATGTTGACAAAAACGTAGGGGTTTTGTTTGTATCTTCGTCCCCAGCTAATCTACCCTCAAAATTTTGGATTTCTATAGTATTATTAAGAGTTACTTTCAAGGGCATATTCTCTATAACGGTCACACTATTGTATGACCCTATCTCGTCCCATACACCCATGCCCACGTTGAATCGATACCACACAAGGGATTTTAAACTATCCCCCACAGCACACATAAGATTATCTGATAGTACGGCAGGTAAATCAGTTTCTAGGGGTACTCTAGACGGCCCTGATGCTATAGCATACGCATACCCTGCATATGTCTTAACGTATACATCAGACATTCCAGACTGTAGTATAAAAGATATATAAGATCCATTTCTTGAACTGTTTACGGGTATACTACTAGGTAAATTAGTACGTAGTTCTTGAGCGATGTATTCTGGGGTAGCTTTAGCAGCATCCCCTGGACTGTTTCCATCAGGAGTGCTATATGAGGAACTCTCACTATGCCTATTATCAAACTCGTCTGTCCAATCTATAATGATATTGTAATATTTAGAGAATGCCCCTGATTTTACATAGAAAAATCCCGTAATACTGGGATCTATTTTACCTGTGTTATCAATTACCCCTCGTGGCTGTTGTTCTGTATTTAATATATACGTCTCCCCATACAAGGATGCAGTTTGTATTGCACGGGGGGTAGTAGATTTAAAATAATCATTTTGTCCTGAAGATAATGTAGTGGATAGATCTTCTGATAGTATCTCGTATTTGCCTGATTGTGTAGAGATGATTAAATGCGACCCTACATCTGAGGAAGTGTTTAGGAATTCTACATATATACTATCCCATGGGGTTTGTTCACCATCTATAAAATTCAACATCTTCTCATATTTAGCAGGTGGTCTTCTCCTCATCCCACGGACAGGATCAGATAACATGTTTATCTGGAGGGATACCTGACCAGGTAGACGTTCTCTTGGTATTTGCTGGGAAACCCCCTGTAACAGACTGGGTATATTCCCTTCAAATGTGAATGCCATGGGGGTTCTTACGTCCTCAGTTTTGAAATTACCCGTTTATACATATTCAAATTTCTACTGTTATAATTACGGTGTCTTACTTCTTGTGTATGTACATTCTCCAATGCCTTTGCAGCCCTGAACTGAAGGTAACGCGTGTTTTCATCATATCCCATGTCATTTGCATATATATCAGCTGCCGTCTGATATGCTATGTACTGTGCTACTGATTCAGGTAAATCCTCCATGAAAACATCCTGTATAGCTCGTATTCTAACAGTATTAACAAATACAAACGTACCCCTTTTTAAATCGTATAATTGGTTTTTTTCCCTTACCACGTAAGAATTACCATCCAGACCATACACATCTATGGTTTTAGCGGGTACTGTTATGTTGCCATTTTCGCCTGGAAGCAAGGTTAGTACCAATTCATTAAACCACCAACCAGGGGCTAAAAATCCCCTACGTTGCTGATCCAAATTAATCATGATAAGACCTACACTCGGATTGGATGATGTCTCGGATGTGACTATACTTTGTCCTATTGCAGATAATGATATGTTAATAGCTGTTAATGTATCCATGAATCCTCCTTATAAACTGCAAGGGGCTTTACGCCCCTTCAAGAGACGTTATTATCCAGAGGAGATGGTCTTGATGGTCTTTTTAGACCTCTCCGTTGTGGAGAGGGGGGTAGGTGGTTTATACCAGCTAGGGGTGTTGTTCCTGGCATCTATTATTTTTTGGTACTTCTCATTATCTGGTTTCCATGAATTACGGAAATCTATAATCATACATACGCTCCTCAAGGGGTAGTAGGAGGATCAACGAACTTGATAACAGCACACGTATCAGGACGACGTTGCCCTACAGTATACATGGCTTTTACTTCCAACGCTCTAGCACACTGGGGTTTGTCCTCCCAGTAATCTACAAACATGGGTTTAGCCTCTACTGTAAAAATGGACTTCTTTTTACTGAATATTATCATTTGACAGGCGATATCATCCGCATCCGTATTAAAATCAGGGCCTAATGGATGATCTGTTTTTGCCGCGTTAGGAAATCTAGGGGTTTCTATAAGATCAATGCCATTCATCTTATAGATTGGTCTGTTTGCATAAGATCCATTAGAAACACCTCCAGTATAAAGCATGTTCTGCAATCTTGGATGCTCTCTAGCTTCCTCCATAATAGCGGGAGTCGCTAAACAAACCAGATCATCGAAAGGCACATCACGCTCTATCAATTTGGTAATTGCACGATTATGCGCCTTTACAATAGACACTGCATTGGATATCATATCAGACTCTATTATAGCATCCTTTTTATACGGGCATAATATTTCAATACCGTCAAAGTGTGATACATTCAGATGCGCAGGTGCTGTCCATTTACGACTCTTGATTAATTGAATGACATGAGCGGTATCATAAGTCCTTGCCATTTGTGCACCGTTGTCACTTCCCAGCTCCCTAAGAAAATCAGGAGAAGTCCAGTCATCATTTTCATCAATGGCATTACGTATATTCGTAGAAAAGTTCACTACGATTAACGCCCTGTCATTCGCAATCCTCTGAGTGGGAACAAGCTCTCCTGATTTTCTTCCAAATACGACACTACTATTCAAACGGTCGAAACGGTACGTATTTGTATACCCACCAGTACTACGAATAGGTACTAACGAGCGAAATATGGAAGAATAATCAAATCCATGTTCAACCTCGCCAAAATACGCCTCTAGATGCGCATCTACATCTGCATCTGCACCAGTCCAATGTACTCTAGTAGTTTTATCAAAATAATCTGTATTAGCCATACTTTCTCCTTAATGCATCCTTAAAATATTCCAAATGGATTATATCTATAAGCCGGATTTTGATCTCAGACTCATAGAATACCTTTGAATCAAATTATTGTACTCATCTCTATATACACCAGTATCAAGTGATCTACCTTTCGCCCTCTCTTTTAGGTTATTCATCTCTGCCCTGAATGACTCCCGTGTTAAATGGGTAGTAGAATTCATAGCGGCAGTTGTGCCTCGTAATGTAGGGTTTACAACAGGGAACATTCCGGAATCTTGCACATAACCAACTACATAATCAATAGCCTCCGTATAGAAATCCGCCTCAAGCAGTTTATCAACGTATTGTTTTGTCTTTTCAGGAGCACTAGACATATAAATCTTTTTCATGCGCTCCCACGTATCCTCATTACCCGCCACAGTATGAGCATACTTTAGTACCTTTAATGTATTCTCTTTGACGTTACTAATATGTTTAGTAACATATGAATTACATAGCTTAAGAGAATCATCTGCATGTACCCCGAAACGCTCTTTGATGTAGGACACATCAATTAAATCTGCATTTGCGTATCTAAGTGCTTTACCAACTGCCCGTTCTACATCCTCTGGTGTAACCCCCGTAACCTTCATCAACATGTTTATAGATGCATCAAGAACCTCATCTCCAGAAGAAACAAAATCCACAGCCTGACTTGTACCGGCTGTGGATTTTGATACAGATGGGGTTTCCCCATGTTGCGGAGATAACTCTACAAGCGAATTAGTTTCTTTCTGTACGAAAGACCTTCCCTTTACATTAGAACTATCTTGTGTTTGTACCGTACTAGGTGAACTATCTTGTGTTTGTACCGTACTAGGTGAAATTTCCACATCATTCATGCTATATAAAATCCTTATGGATTAGCTTATAACTATATACCCAATTGATTTGCAATCTGCTCAGTCAACTCAGGTTGACCTTGTAATTGACCTTGAATTTGTTGCTGTGCCATGGCGTTTACATTTGCCTGTCTATCCTCTAATTGCTCTGCTGTATAGAAAAATGACGATGAATCCACATCATAACCCCGTAAAATC